GGTTTCCCATTACTCTCCCGACTCCTTGATTCCTTCATCGACCGCCTGTTTCAATCGCGCCTCAATCCATGCCCGGTTGGCGTCAAGAGCAGGACCCGCGAACGGCCGCGCCGGGATTGAGACGTGATGCACGAGAACGAAAAGCAGATGCACTATGCCATCCATGACGCCGAACATGTAGACGTTGTTGCCCACGTTTGAAAAGAAGATCCGATCGTAACCGGCGTCCTTGGCGTCCCGCGGAGCGAACCTTGCCACTCCTGCTGGCGTCAGTGCATCTTCCATTGGAATTGCCAGCATGTGGCCATTGGCCGCATCGATCTCCGCACCGAACTCTTGAGCGGGGCCGTACTTCAAGCCTTTCCCGGCCATCATGCCACCGGTCAGGCCGTGTTCATCTTCCTCAACCGGCATTGCCGCCATAGATGCGGCAAGGTTTCCAGACCGTCTCTTGAGTCCTGATTCCTCGAAGTGCTGCTGCCCGTAGCTAGCCAAGTGTTCGCCGATGTTCGCCAGTTGGCGGCGCGCGGCTGTTCTGATGGCAGGACCCATGTGATCCAACCGTGCAGAGAGCCGCTTGCCGCCTTCTAGGGTGATGTCCATGCTTAGCTGGCGACTGCTGCGTTCACAGCGTTGGCGTAGTACCAGATGCCGCCGTGGGCCTCCAAAGAGAGCTGGCTGTTGGCTGTGGCAGCAAGGGTCAGAATGTGCTTGTTGCCATTGATGACATTGGCCGGGGTTGTCACGGTGTGCTGGTTCGTGGTGGTAGTGATGAAGAGCAATTCGGCTCCATCCTGACCGCCCGCTGAAGCCGGGCCCGCTACCGGGGCTCCGAGGGTCATGGCCGCTACGCCAGCGTAGGTTACGAGCACAGTGCCGGTGATGATGCTGATGACCGCAGTCGCCGAATTCACCACCTGATCGGGCGTCATCGCTCCATGCGCCAGCGTTCCGGTAGTGTTGAACGTCGGAGCCGCTGTTGAATCGCCAGAAAGCCCAGCGTCAACTACGCTCATTGTTGCCAGCGTATTCAGCACACCGCCATAGCCATTCGGCACGTTGGGGGTAAGGTTCGATGCAATCTTGCCCTGGTTTGCGCCGCCCGTCACACGGTACACGTCATAGACGGCACCGGGGATCGTGTTCCACGAGATGGTGTTGGATGCCGTAGCCGAGAGCGTGGCCGCGCCGGTAGTGATCGTGACAGTTGCGGGTACCGTTTGAGTGCCGAGCTTGGCGACCACGGCATACGTGTAGTTGGTCGAAGCGGGGGCCAGTGGTACGGCAATCACCACCGGAGGAGTTACGGGCACAGCCTGGACCGCCGTCACAAGAGCGTTGACGAGGTCTGTCTGCTGGGCTACCGCAGGGTTGGGCGACGTGCTGATGATGTTGAGATTTGACATTGTTTTGTTTCTCCTTTTGGTGGCTAGACGGTTCCCATACCGTCAGTTGGGAAAACTTCGCGGTGCTTATCCAGCATCGAGATGGTGGACGGATGCGCATCCTTCAGGAAGTAGTTGATCCGGTCAGGACCCACACCAGAGCCCGTATCGCCTACTCGGGTCCTGTTCTTGAAGAGCAGCGCCGATTGCTGCATACAAGCCAATTGGAAGTCGTCAGGCACCATGTTCGCGTTGCTTGGCAGGACCGGAATCGCTCCCTCGCACCGCCAGAAGATGCCGTTGTCATTCGTGAGCGAGTTGCGCGTCTGGAGCCATGTTCCCGGCGCCGTTGCGCCCGTCGTGCCGCCGTTGACGGACTCATAGTAGAATCCGCCTATCTGAATCTGCGCGTTGGCCAGGGTGACTGCGGCCGCCGTCCATCCCGGCAAGGTCAGGACCCCAAGCTGCCCCGGCGTCATAAACCCGCCAGAGTAGTTCAAAGTGATGTTCTGACGACCTTCCCAGAAGCACTCATCACGTAGGTTGATAAACCACTTGTCCCACGAAAGATGCGATGCTGAGCCGTTCGCAGATGGGAGGATTACGTGTCCTGTTTCCCCGTAGAATCCTGCCAGTACGACAGACGAGACGTTCAGGACCGGATAGATCAGCGCACGCATTGAGCGCCGGCCATTCCCGTTCCGAACCTCGGCGAAGGTGCCCACGGCCAGGGTGCGCGATACGTAGCGATTGATGCCGTCTGATACCGCAGTGATGATCTTTGACAGTGCGGGATCTGATGCGGTTGTTTGTCCCAAAGCGGGGCTTATGTAGTTCTTCAGGTCCGTCAATGTCGTCAAATCAACCGCATGAGGCATCTGATCTACTCCACCTTGATGCGCGCACTCTGCTTGCCAGCAACCTTGACTTCGCCCGGAACTGGCAAGTTCAAGTCCTTTGCGTTCGCGGCGATGGCGTCAAAGTCCTCTTGGCTCACCGTCATGCTGACCGGCGAAATCGTGAAGCCGATAGCCTGCAACTTTGCGACACTCTCCTCTTGCACGGTCACGAACCCGGTATCGTCTGCTTGGTAGTTCCTGCCATCGACAGAAACCTGCGAATTGCCTTCAGGACACTGCAATCTGACCATTTCATTCCCTCCAAAAAATAAGGCAGGAGGCGTTTGGTTGCCGCCGCCTGCCTCATTGTAAATCCATCCGTAGGTTAGAACGTCTGGGTTCCCGTCGGCTGGTTGATGTTGGTCAGGATGGCGAAGGCTGGGGCGAAGTACAGGGCGAACGTCTCATCGACATACACGCCGTACTCATTGCGCCGGGTGCGCAGCGGCCAGGACACTTGCACATAGTCCTGACGGACACGCGCTTCGAGGATGTTGGCCACGCCGCTCAGGGGGTACGGAGAGCGATCGGACCAGAAGAGAATCGTGCCCGGAGGCAGGTTGGGGTGCGTTTCAATCGGCAGCGTGTTGCCGTAGATCTTGTTCTTGTAGGCGTTGACCGTGCGCCCGGCAACGATCTGAGAACCGCTTCCCGAGTCCGCCTCAAACACCATGCGGAGGCTGTTGTTGGTGCTGGCCGTGTTCAAGAACTGAGAGATGTTCGAGTTCAGGTCGGTCGAGCTAACCAAAATCCGGTCAAAGCCAATCTTGTACTGGTCGTAGGCAGCCTGGAAGACGGCGTCGAACTCGACGATGCTGGTACCGGCAATCGTCAGGCCCGCATTGCCGCTGGCGCCTTGGAAGATCAGCGCGCCGGAGCCCGCATATCCGAGAGTACCGCTGGCCACAACGGGGAGATTCGGGTTGGTTGCCATGGCGGTGCCAGGAGCGGAACCGGATACGGAACCGTTGATCTGGCTGAGGATGCCATCGGGAAGCAGGGTGTTGGTCGAATTGTCCTGATACGCGCCGTTGACCTGAAGAGCGGTGATCAGTTGATTGGTGGTGGACGGGACCGAGCTGAACTTCGCCTGGTTCGTGGTGGTGATGCCCTGGAGCCGGGCCGCGCCGGTCGTGGTCCCGAAGTACCAAGCGTAGGCTACGGCGTTGACCACAGGCGTAACGGTTGCGGTGATGATCTGGCCGGCAGTCGGGGTGATGGTGGCCTGTGCCGAAGGTTGAGCCGATCCGCCGCCCACATTGGTGATGGTTCCCGTGGTGCTGGTCAGTGTGACCTGCCCAGGGATGCCGTTGGCCATGCTGCCGGTGCGCCATCCGGCGTGACTGAGGGCAACGCAAACGAGGTAGTAGGGAACGTTGGAAAGCGCCGAAGTAGTGCCGGCGGCGGTCAAGGTGGGCGTGGGAGTGATGCCCAGCGGGGTGGAGGCATTGCCGCCGATGAGCGTCTGCTCTTCGCCCACCATGACACCTTGCAGCGTGGCCTGAATCGTCACGCCCTGAGCATCGGGCTTGAGGTTGAGAGCGGCCAGCCGCGCTTCCCAAGACACGGAACCTTCGAGGCCCATCGTCTTGTAGCTTGCCAATTGGTCCTGAACCGTGATGGCGGAAGCGGCCGCGCGCTCGCCCTCGGGGACGCCGATGGAAACGTTGTTGACATTGATGCCGGTGACCCTCTTCCAACGGTGCGCCGTGCCGCCATCGGCAGGGACGCGGGGAAGGCTGGAGATCAGCGGAATCAACTGCTTGAACGGGTGCATTTCCTGAACGATGCGGCTCAGGTCGTACCACACCAGCCCTGTGTTCTGGTCAACAGTGTCGGCCTTTGCGAGAGTGCCGACACGCTCGTCAATGGCCTGCTTGAAAGTGTCGCTTTGCAGGAACTTCTCAAAATCATTCATCTCAGATTCTCCTATTGCCGAGTTGCTGACTAAAAGCTGGAACCGCTGTGGACTGCGCTGGCCGGTCTAGTTGCCGCCCAGGTCAATCTTGAAGTTGGGGTCGTTGATCGACTTCGCAAACCCGCTGCCAGGGGTGCACATCAGACCGAAAGCGCGCGCCGTGGCCTGCTCAGAGCTGCGCTGGTCGTTCGGATCAGCTTCGGAGAGCGATTTGTTGATCATCCGGTTGAAGTCAGCCTTGCCGTCGCTGGCCGGGAACACATCCCCGGTAGAGTTGGCAACGAACAGCTTCGGGCGGCGGCCGGCGGAGGGCTGATTCTCGATCACGGACATCTGACCCTTCAGGAAAGCGTTGTCGGCAATCAGCGGGGCGGTAGCTTCGGCCACAGCGGCCTTGACCATCGTCGCAATTGCAGCCGCAGAATAAGGCGAGTCGCCAGCGCCGCGGAAGGTGTTGCCCTCCACTTCGCCTTCAGTCATGCGCCGCGTGGAAAGCTCTTCGACGTTCTCCGAATGAGGCTTCTCGCCCAAGTCGGTTTCCGCCTTCTCGCCATCCCAGCCAGTCATGGCCTTGCCGAGCGCAGCGTGAGCCAGTTCGTGATGGTCGGCAATGTCGTTCATGTGTCCCGAAAGCGCCGTGAGGTGCTTCTTGAACTCATCGCCGCCGTCGGCCGCCTTGCCCATGCACTTGTGAAGAGCCTCAAGTTCATCGACCGCCTTGCCGTGGGAGGCCGAAGCCTTCTTGATGTGGTCATCGGCCTTCTTGATGGCCGCCTTTTTCCCTGCCGTGAACCGCTTCTGGAGGTCAGTATCCATGATGGTGCTCTCCTTTTGCTTTGTGCTGCCCGGCCAATCGGCGGGTAGAAGGTGGGTTGCGTTCAGCGCTTTCGCGCGTGTGACGATGTGAGCCTTGGCTTTCTCGGGGTCCGATGCGCGGCCAAAGGCTTGGACGGCGTTCTCAAGATCCTTCACGGTCTGGACAGGGAAAGAACCGTCGGGAAGCGCTACCCCAGTGCTACCGAGGTGCTTGCGTTCCTTTTCGCTGAACTCCCGCTTCTCAAGGTCAACGCCGTCCGCAAACTTGGCGGTCAGAGTGGCCATCTCATCGGCGGTCAGTTCCTCGGACTCAACAGGACTCAGATTCGTGTCCTGTGCGGCTTTGGCAAGGTCCGGGAGTGCAATCTTCCCCATCCCGAGAATCGTCCGGAACGTGTCAAGCGCCTTTTCCATCAAAGTCTCGTTACTGGTTTGATTCTCCATCGACCCTCCAAAGGCGAGCCCACCGGCAATCTTCACGATGTCAATGCGACAATCGGAGTTCGCCGGCCGGTCAACGAGGCTGATCTCTCGCAAGGAAAGCGCCTTGACCACATCGCCAACCTTCTCCAGTTTGGAACCGCCGATACTGAATCCCTTGTAGACGCCTTCCTTGCACAGCTTCCACGCAGCGGGATCAACGATCTTGGCTCCGATGTACAGCCCTTTGGCGTCAATGTGGGCCTCTTTGGTCACGCCAACGGCATTGTTGGTGTGCATGGTCCTGATGTTCGCCCACTTCATGTAGTCGGGGAGGGCGGCCTTGATGGCGTCCAGCGGAACAATCTCCCCTTGCAGGTCCTTCGATGGCGTTGAGGCATAGCCCCAGACCATTCCGCTCTGCGCGTCCACCTTCTCAATCGGGAGAAATACGCTGAAATCGTCCATCTGGCTCCTGTAAACGCAAAAAGGCCCGGACGATTGAGCTTTGATAAGCCGTCACGTCCGAGCCAGATTGTTTCTGTACCCGTCGATTGAGATATTACCACAGCAGGACAGATAAGCTCTTCAGGACAAAAAGAGCCCGACATCTTCGCAGGATGCCGGGCAGGAGGACTATGTGTTCCAAGGAGGTCGCCGGTACCACCGGTCTAACGAGATTCTACAGCCTTCGCGAACGGATCCCTGCCAAAGACACACAACTCGTCAGTGCCAGGTATGAAGATGCGACACAGTTTCGGGCGCGTCTCGTAGATTCCGCAACGACCCTCTGGTGTCAAGTTCGGGCAGTCATAGCGAACTGTGACGTAATCGCGCCCACTCGCATCATCGTGGAAAGTTTCTGCGATAGCGACTGCCTTGAAATCGAGTCTGCGGTCATCAACCCATTTCTGCGCGTCCTGCTTCCAGTTATCAATCCAGAAAGATTCATGGACACGCGCCCCATCTGCGTTGGGATAGTTCAGCGTCAACCCCTTACAGCACGCGCCAGGACTCGGACATATGGAGCAAAGTTGCATTGCAGGATGAAGGATCGGAAGAAGATCACTCATTGCTTGCGAGTCCTGTCGGCCTTGAGTTTCTCGACAATCTCCGCGGCAACTTGCCGATAAGCTTCTGGCGTGTCTGGCCCTTTAGCAATGAGCATGTCAGCAATCTTCTCGGCATCTGTCTTCGGCTTGGCTTCGATGCGGCCGCGGCGTGCGGCAAGCATTGCGTCCACTTTGAAAGATCGTTCCTCCTCAGTCTGGCAGCCTGGGCCAAACTTTACTGCCTCATTAAACGTGACAGGCCCAAGCAGTGCATCCACGATCACGCGGGCCGCTGCTTTCATACCTGAGCGAGAGTATGAACTTCCAGAATCAGAATTATACGCATCGCACATCTTTTCGATCAGGTAGCCGTCGAGCGGCGCTGGTTGTTCCTTGCGGATGTTGCGATTGGCGAGCACAGCGTTGATTACCGCGATTGCTTCAGCCGATATGCCGCCGTACAAAGATGTATTCAGCTTATTGCATTCGCGGTCGCTTAGCGGTGCTCCTGGTTCCGTGGGGGGCATTCCGAGGATACTCAAAATCTCTGTAACCTCCATCGGAAGCACTCCATGCTTTCTCAGTTTCTTCACTTGTTCATTGGTTATTTGTAGCATTTCATCTCCTTGTGTCCTGCTGGTGGCTAGAGTTTCTATGCGCTGATCGGCTTGATGCGCGGGTCGCTGTTGGGCTTCTCGGTGAGCGCAATCTCATAGATGCGCAGATTCGTGATAGTCCTGATCTTGTTGCCATCAGGTTTGACCGGATCACAGCCACCGCCGATGGACGGAATGTAATCCTTGAACGGGCCATGATTCATTTCTTCAGAAAACGGAATACTGATCTTGGCTACGAGAGTCTTCCCTTTTACCGAGAGGGCAGCTTTGCCGATAGTCCGTTTGATGCCGAAGTCTTTGACGACGCGGACAGGATTCGTAAACGACACGTTCTCAATTGAGATGGAGTCGTTGTCCTGATCCACCGTTCCGTCTGCAATCAAAACTACTGCTTCATATTCCAAGGTGCTACCTCCATAGTCCAAACTTCTTTTCTGTTTGCCAGCCTCCACCGCCCGAGAGCATCCTCATGCGCTTGCGGAAGTTGAGTTGGCGCTTGGTGAAGTAAGCGGTGGCATGTAAGCGCACGATCTCCTTGGCTGCTGCGCCGCTCCAAAGTTGCTGAATGGTGTAATCGCTTCTCCTGACCACCGACTCCAGTTCGTTCAGGTGGTATCCCTCGCGAATGAACTGTATTGCCAATTCACGAAGAGCAGCCTCGCGTTTGCGCAGTCTCTCTTCCATGGCAAACTTGATAATCTGTTCGTGAGGCGACGGTGGGTCAAGATAGTTGATTGGGTAGGCCACTTCCCACCTCCACGGTTGCCACTTCGCCCAGGTGCATCCCGCCGATCATGACCCTATCGGCTACCTCTTCGAGCGTCTTCTTGCGCTCCCATACGAAGTTGAACGCCGCCGGGCCAACCTGCACCATGCGGAACTCGTCGTTGGGGAACCGCGTTTCCAGCGAGTCGGCCACGTTGGACAGCACTTCAAACTCGCCGCCAGGCTTGAACACGTCGCCTTTGCCGGCTGCCAGTATGATGGTCTTGTGAGTCCTGTTTCCGGGTGCAAACATCTTGATGGTGAGCTTCTTCACTTCGACTCCTTGTAAATCTTCCACTGTTCGGCAAGCCACTCAGGACTTACCGGAGGCGGTGTGTTAGTTGGCTGCATGTTAACCTTTCTGCGATTCAAGTCCTGATCGCGGCGATGCCTAGACCAGCGCCTCGCGGGCCACGGTCGCTCGGCTGTTTGCGTAACCGCGGACTTGATCCATGTGCTTCATCCACTCGTCGTGTCCGGCCTGTTCATGGATCGTCTCAAGCGACATTGCGGCCTCCGTGAGCGCATTTCTAAGCCGCTTCACTTCTTGCCCAAGTTGACCGCTAGATTCTGCTGCGTATTCCATCTGATCCTTGAGCAGCTTGGTGCGCTCACCAAGGGTCTGGTATGGGCCGGTTGCCGCAGGAAGGATTTCTTCCACTTCATCCAATTCGTAAATCACGCCGTCATGTAACTCATGCCCCTCACTGCAAGACATGTTTGGGAACTGTCCAGGTGCTACCAATCTGCTGAGTAATTCTTGCGTCCGTGCGTTCATTTGCTTCCTTTCTTCAGGCACCGCCGCGCCAGCGACGAAGTTACTTGGCTTTCTTCTGTTTGTTGAGCGCCTGGCTTATGCGTCCCATCCACTTCAGGACTCGCAAGACGTGACGAGGACCGCGTGCAAAGCGCATACGGCCCGGTAGACGTGGGATGTTCACTTGGACCGCCATTCAAATGTGATGGGGTCGGTCGATAGGCTCCTCCAGCGCGTCAGGTATCCAGTCTTGAGGCTCAGAAGAACTGTTCCTTGGACAGGAGCACCGGCCTCTTTCAGTTTGAGCAGCACTAACTGTTCAGGGTCCTGTCGTTGCCGCATAGCCTTCAGTATCTCAGCAGGATGCAGAGTCACGGTGATAACGGTCGTGTCGCCTTCAGGACTCCCGTCGTCAACCACGCACGATTCGGGAATCTCCATTGCGGACTGGTGCCCACCTTGCTCTGTTGTGACGAGAATTATTTTGCTCATCCCTCCACCCACTTTCCCAGTCCCTTCGCTACAGCGATGGTCGCCAGGGTCATACTGCGCACCGTGGCGATGGTGCCGATGCTCACCACTCGCCCTTGGCTTTCCAGTTCGCGCATGATCTGCGCCTGGTTCCAGTCGGTGTGGAGCATCACCAGCGCGCGGACGGCATCGGTTGCGGTGTGTTTGGAATTGACCATCTCGTCTACCATCTTCACGTATTGCGGAGGCACGTCAACAATCGGCCCCTCGTGAAACATCGGCGTCTTCAGGTCTTCATCAAGAGCTGTCGTGACAGAGTCCATGATCTGCTGCGGTGTTGGCTTCTCGGGCCAGCCAGCATCCACCACGGCATCGACGATCTTCGGTATGCTGGACGCTTCATCAACGACGATCATTTGCGGGTTGAACCCTGGGCAATGCTCCGGGTCCTGATGCGCCTTGACGCGCTTGGCCTGTGCGTTGTACCAATCCTGAGCTTCCTTGCTCAGGCGTTCCCAATCGTTATCTGACGCTTTGGACACGGCCAGCACAAGTCGCCGCAGGTAATGTCCGTCCGGTTCGCCCTCAGCTTGGGGTAAAAACTCTGCGCCGGCCGCTGCCAGCAGTTCACTGTAGATGGTGGTCATTTTCCCTCCACGGGATGAATGCGATAGGTCTCGGCAGGATAGTGCTGATGGGCACGTGTCAACGCTTCTTCTGCTAACCGCTTTGATACGGGTTTCGGTTTCGAGCTGGTAGGGTCAGTCCATTTTGTGGATCGATAGCGCTTGCCATCTTCACTCTTGATTTGGACGATATATTTCAAGATTGCATCTCCTGTTTCTTCCTGCCGATCAGGCTTACGAGCAGGTTGCATTGGGTTGGGGTGAATGTTTGGTGGCCCGGCCAGTTGGCCTCGATCAAGTTCAGGACCTCGATCATCGGTACATGGGTCTTCTCGTAGACCTCGTCAATCATCTCGGGGAGCGTCATTCCGGCGACCTTTCCAGAGTCAACCAATCCCCCCATGATCCGTCAAAGTTCCTCCATCGCCCTACAACTTGTTCACCTTCCGCATTAAACGCAGGAATAAATGAGCTTTGTTCGATACTTATTCCGCACAAACATGCAAGTTCTAAGAGCGGAGGAGGAATCTTTACGGTGATGCGAGGATCTCTGAGAATGGCTTGATACATTTCGGGAGTGACCACCAAATTGCATGGAATCATGCGCGCCTCGGTTCTTTCGGCGGGTGAGTCCCGTACTTGGCGATGAACTCGTCTGAAAGGCGGAAGGGGCAGGAGTCGCCATGCTTGTAGAGGGGGTTGATGCAGAGTTTGCAATAGCCCTCCTCTAACGTATCCTCACGGTCATCGTCGGTCATCTCGTGCAGAATGCCCACAATTGCTTCAGCATCTGCTTGTCTGTTGGTTGCGTACACGTCTACTCCTTTGCTGCCATATGAGCAGCTTCATGGTCACTTGCGTATCCGCTCCATAGGAGTTCGCTGTCAATTCCGCGGACTTCCACGTGGATGAGTTCCTTAGGAATCATGGTGGCCTTCAGTGTCCTGTTGAGGACGGTAATCAGAGGCAGGATGCCCAACCGGCTTGCACAGGCCGGGCACTGCTCTGGAGAGTCGCCGATCGCATCGCAATCAGCGCAGAGGTAGGCATTGCGGAGGTTAACGTGCATGGGCCACCATCCAGTGGGCCAGGAACATGATGGGGTGATGCAGCTCCCACAGACCCCAGATTACGAGTCCTGTAAAGACCTCCAAGATGATAGCGTTGCGGACACCCTCAAGGGCATACCCTTCACCAACGAGTTCGCTGACGTCGGGACCCTCTCCGAGGATGTTGGCGTGTGGATATTCGGGCGCGTGATAGGCACCAGTAGCGTCAAAACCGTAATCGGTCATGATTTGATTCGTGATCCGTTCTGTATCGGTCATCTCAAGACCCCTTTCTGTGAACAGGATTATTAAACCACCACTCGCACGGTTTATCAACGTAAATCTTTCGCGCTTATTAAACTTTTCTGTTGACATGCGCACTAGGGGTGCTATTCTCGGTTTATCAACTAAACGGTTGTCGTTAATCAACCGCAAAGGAGCAGCAAAAATGGACACGGCAACGAAGAAGATCGTGAATCACGCTATTAATCATCTCTCTGATCGCCAGTTTCTCGTCCGCACTGCTGATGACTGGAATGATCTTGAGTCGGCGAAACATATCCTTCGCGAGTTGCGCGATCACGGCGAAGTGTATCTCCACTCGAATCTTGACTATGATGCGACCTACCGAATGGTGTGCTTGGATAACCCCTCACTTGGGCTCGATCAATCGCTAGCCACCACTGCCCGTATTATTGCTCACCCTGCGGTACCGGGCGCATGTGTGCACCAGATGCCGGATGGCATGTCTTCGGTGCTGTATGGTCGCTGCATCCGGTGTGGATCTAGCCTTTAACATCCGCCGCGCGGTCCTTGCCGTAAGCGATTTGAAACATAGTACTTGAGGAAATTAAATGGAAAAGTTGGTTTTTGAGACGCCGAACTATCGCGGCTACAACGTGAAGGCTTACTACCTCAACGATGGGTCAAACAATGCCCGCGTGGAACTGTGGAACGGCGATACGCTGGTGCAGACTGGCCAGTGCCCTGCGTACAAGGTTTTCAACTACCAGGCCCATGCGAACGACATGATTGATGATCTTGTGGGCGATATGGAAAACCTCGTCACCGATATTCAGTAAGGCACTCACCCTGTAGTACAGCGCAGGCCGGGCGCGCAGGCCCGGCAGAATCGAGACGAAAATGGACATCTACGGAAAATGGGATTGGCGCATTCTGGCAGTGCTCATCATCGGCGGCCTGATTGCAGGGTGGATGATCGGCTGATTGCTAGACTTGGGGCCTGCACAATTTACTAACCGTAGTACAGGAAGGAGGGTAGCCTATGGACTTCAGGACTCGAATAAGCTTGGATGGTATGGGTTCTGAAGCTACTACTCAAACGCAGCCGCAACCGAGCCGGGCGGTATATCCCGGCACAAGAAAGGAAACCATGGAACTAGACTTGAAACCAATCAACACGCGGCAAGCCATCGAAGATGCGCACGCTGACCTGTTCATAGCGCTCCGCTATGGCCTCACCATTGGTCAGCCGACTGATGCGCTTGACCGTGAACACGTAGAAAAGGCTTGCGCAATATTGGACCTCATCCGCAAAGCAAACCCTCTATAGCTTCCCGCTCTGAAGAGTCTCCCAACGAATCGGCCGGCCATCCTCGAAGATCAGGATGAACCGGCCATAGAACTTTTCGGGAAGAATAGGCCTCAAAGCCATCGCAGCTCGCAGGATTGATTCAGCCGTCACCGGCATAGACTTCAGGGCTGACTCCTCGTCAATTCTTATGCGTCCTGTTGCCGCCATCTATTCCTCTCCCTCTGATTCGCTCTCGTCCTTCGCTTCAGAATAGCCGATACCGTCCCTACACGCAGGATGAAATGGAGGGCAGTCATCTCCAGACGGGAAATCCTCGTCGATAGGGATGAGACCCGCATCTGCATTTTCTTGGCACTCTTCACAGCACCCCTCACCTGGGAAGCTCTGCTTGAACTTCTGCCCTGTTCCCTTGGCAGCCTCATGCTTGCCATGGTTGTAGGCGTACATGCTTTCGGTCCTGCTGATGGTCAGGGCGCGCGCCGCGCTGAAGTCCTCGCTCTGCAAGATGTTGTGCTGCAACTCGGTCGTCGTCCATCCTTCATCGACCGACTTGCTTATCAACTCTCGTAGGTTCTCGCGTGTCGTCTCTGTGATGGCGTAGCGGGCATCAGGATTATCAACGATCTCGCCCTTGTCTGTGATGCGCTTGCCCACCAGCTCCGCGCCGCGCTCCCGCGCCATCTGACGCGCCTGGTCCAAGACTTTGGTCCATATGTCGCTGTCTTCGACAATGCCGCGGTCGGTCAAGAACTC